GATTTCGACACAGCCGATTTATCTGGAATTCAAAAACATGGAAGATTTAAAAAATACGTTGCTGGATTCTATCTTTGAACAACTAAAAGAAGATGTTTTCCCTATTGAGCGTACGGGTGATAAAATCATTGATCTCGGTTTGAACTATATCTACTTTGCAAAGAAACATCATAGTCTTTACATGGCATTGTACATTGATGAACATGGGGACGGAAAGAACATGCATGATTTTTCATACAATTATTTCCGTGAAATAGTTAAAGAAGATGAAAGATACAATCAATTATCGGATGAATATGTCGATGCTCTGCATACTGGTACATGGGTAGCAGTGACTGGCTTAGCGTCATTGATGTCATCAAACATCATGCATCCAACAGAAGAACAAATCATTGCACTGATCAAACGGACAATTGACTCGATTTTAGCATTAGATAATCCTGAAATAATCAGATAGTGATCTATCAGTATGAATTTGATCGGTAAGTCCGTTGGCTGCAAACTGTCAATGGACTTTTTTGCTAAAAAAAGCGATTTCTGTTATTTATCTATTAGAAATAGGCTTGACATTTCGTGGAAAAAGTTTAAAAATAGTACTTACGGAAGGTTGGCAGAGTGGTAATGCACCGGACTCGAAATCCGGCGAGCCGCAGTAATGTGGTGCACGGGTTCAAATCCCGTACCTTCCTTATATATCAACGATTAGACACGATTTCGATCGTGTCTTTTTTGTTGTATGTTTAGCCCAAAATATTTTTTGACTCCCCTTTTGACTCCCCCTGAGTACTATTCTTCATAAATGCTACAAAATTATTGATAACTTTTTTGTTTTGAGTTTCAGTTACATGAGTGTAAATGTTTGAAGTAGTTTGAATATCTGCATGCCCTAAACGTTCCTGAACATCTTTTAAAGAGGCTCCTGATTCAAAAAGGAGAGAGGCATGAGTATGTCGAAAACCATGAGTGGTGATTCTTTTAGTTAATTCTGGATGATGCTTATATATGACATTAAGCCACGAACGCGAAACTGTAGGATTATAGAGAAGACCATCATGTTGAAAAATTAAGTTTTCGCTTTGGATTGTAACGATCGTTTTGTTTTTTGTATAATACTTTCTCAATAAACTGATCAAATCATTGTCTAGATAAATTTTTCTTTTTCCAGATTTTGATTTAGGAGTATTTACGATCAATCTTCCTTGATATCCTCTTGTTACAGTTTTATTAATATTGAGTGTTTTGCTCTTAAAGTCAATATCCGACCAGGTCAGTGCAAAAGCTTCTCCTTTTCTTATACCTGTAAAAGCCAATAGAGAAAAGAATAAATATCTTTCATCATCATCGTTTCTTATTGCTTCTAAAAATTCGATTAATTCTTCTTTAGTATAAAATTCGATATTTTTATCTTCGATATCTAGAGCTTCTCCGCGTGGAACAGAAACTAATTTCATAGGGTTGCTAGTTATGATTTGTAAAGAAGCAGCGTAATCAAAAACATTAGATGTGTAATTTTTTATTTTCTTAAAAATTTTAGGATGGCTATCGGACCAAGTGTTTACTGCTTCTTGACAGAAAAAAACGTCTATTTTGTCAATGAACTTATCTCCAAACACTTTTAAGATGTGTGTGTCAAAAATTTGTTTGGTGGAGGACCAAGTGCTTTCTTTAACTGTCTTTTTATAATTTTCAAACCATAAGCCGTAAACATATTCGAATTTCTTGCTCTTTTGAGCTGTAGAAGCTTGCAGTCCTTTTTCCTGTATATCTGCCTCCAATCTTTTTAAAGCTCTCTCAGCGGCTAGTGGGGTACTAAAACCTCGTCTTGTCGTTTTTCTTTTTTTTCCTGTTAGCGGATCAACTCCTAAGTACAGACTAAACTGATATTTTTCTTCGCCTTTTTTTGTTAAATACTTTTTAATTCGTTTATCAATTTCTTTTTTTGCCATCTTTATCTTTCCTTTCGTACGTTTGTTCGGTTGTACAGCGGATTTCGAGATGGTAAAATAGGGTACAACAAATAGACCTACTTTACCGTAGCTCTTTGCACATTTGCGTTCTTGGTCGGGCGGCAAATGTGCTTTTTTTTATTGATCGCTTTCTAATGGTGTATCTACACCTTTATTAGGATCTAGATTGCTATATAGATATAGGACGGTATAATTAGTTGCATCTTTTTTCGAATAAATCAAAGAAAAGTTGTATTTTTTGTCTTGCCAAGTAAAATCTCCAGTACCATTGTAGACATTTTTGTACTCTTCACCAGTTTCTGCATTTTTATCGTCAGGAAATTGAGTAACTTTGATAGATTTTAAATCCATCTTCAAATTATCTATTGAATATATTTCTTTAATGTGTTTCTCGGCAATAGTTGCAAACTCAGCGGTTTGATCAGAGTCTACTTCTTTGATAGTACTGTTTGTCTCACTATAATTTTTTGATTCCTTTGTTTCAGCTGTTGATGTTCCACATCCTCCCATAACTGTCACTACTAGTAATCCAATAATTCCAAATTTAATAAATTTCATTTTCTACTCCTTATCTCTATGATATTATTTTATTGGGGAATCTTAGAAATAAGGTTTCGAGTCCGTGTTGCTGCACGGGCTTTTTTTATTTAAATAAGTCCCAAAAGCTAAACGTAGTCTTTTTATAAACTTTATTGTATGCAGCTTTTTTTGGGTCTTTAATCCATCCAGAGCCTTTCTTTCCATAACCAGGAATCACAGCTTTTTTCACAGCTCTTTTTGCCTTTCCAGTAGTTCTAGCGCCGATAGATTTCTTTATGCTCGGTTTTCTCATTCCAATTTTCATTTTATACCCTCTCAAATTAATTATAGTTGGACAATATATACAACGACTTTCCCATAAATTTGAACGTATTTAGTATCATCATAATTAACCACAATATCAGTGAAAGAAATGTTAGAAGAATCAGGTCTAAAAATGATGCGATTATTTTGTTGATCATTTATATATCTTTTTACAGAAAATTCGTTATCGTTGCTAAAGACTACTATATCTCCATCTTTTAACTCATCACAGCTCTCTATTTTCTTTACAGCAATTAATGATCCGTCAGGAATAACGTTATTCATGGAATCTCCATTTATTTTAGTAAAAAATACATCTTGATATCCTGCATATTTTCCCATGGCATAATCAGGAATAGCAATTTGCTCAATATGGTCTTGATCAAAAGCTTCGACTGAAGAAGGTATGCCGGCAGCAACAGAAGTGTCAAAAAAGTTATATTCTTGAATATCACTTGATAGAACTGTCATAATGTTTCCTCTATCAGTTTTAGTTCTGTTCAAAGTCATCCCTGCTGCATTTGCTTTTTCTGCTAACTCTACAAATTTATCAGCAACGAAACTTTTATTGTTTTCCTGTAATTCATCTAAAACTTCTTTCTTTAAATCATAATAATTGTATTCTCTGGAATATCTTGGATCTATATCAGATTTATCAACATTAAAAGCTTTAGCTATTAATTCAGCGTTTTCCATACTGATAGTTGATTTTTCAGTAAAATATCCCGATAGCGTCGTAACAGGAATACCTGTCATATCTGACAATTGTGCTCTTGTGTAGCCATGCGTAATTTTTTTTAAATTGTTAGCGATAATGGAGCGAGCTTTTTTATCTTCTTCTGATAATGGTTTTCTTGGCATGTTATTTTCTCCTCCTTTTTTATTAATAATATCGAATTAAATCAATATAAACAAGTATAAAGTAGTTTTATAACAGTGTTTTTTAATTTAAAAAACGTCAAAAATCGTTGACTGGTAGTATAAACTAGTATAAAATTATTTACATAAACGAAGGAGGAATAAAAATGGAATTACAAATTACTTTGGAAGCAGCTAGAGTTATGATGGGATATTCTTTAAAAGAAGCAGCAAAACTCTTTGATGTTCACCATCAAACCTTAGCAAATTGGGAACAAGATCCGAATAAAATGAAGCAAAAATATGTGCAATTAATACCAGAAATATACCATTTTCCAACAGCAAATATTTTTTTTGGAAGCAAAGACGAGTTTATACGATATAAACTTCATAACGATTCATTTTTAATAAAATAACTTATGAAAAACATATTTATTCATTTTTAAGGAGTGTAATCCATGAAAGAACTAATCAAAGTAACAACAAATGAGGAGAATGAGCAGTTAGTAAACGGCAGAGAATTGCATGAGTTTTTGGAGGTGGCAACAGAATACAAAAAATGGTTTAGTCGTATGGCGGAATATGGTTTTGTTGAAAATATAGATTTCGTAAGGGTGACCCAAAAATGTCCGACCCCTGGAGGAATTCAGAATATTACCGACCATGCAATGAAATTGGACATGGCAAAAGAAATCTCAATGATTCAACGAACAGAAAAAGGAAAACAAGCGCGTCAATATTTTATTGAAGTAGAAAAAGAATACAAACAACAATTACTTGATACTTCAAAGCTAAGTCCAGAACTTCAAATGTTCCAAGGAATATTTAACGCAGTAGCTAAGCAAGAGTTAGAGACAAAACGTCTAGCAACACAAATGGAGAATATTACTGAAATTGTGGCATTGAATACAACTGACTGGCGTAGAGAATGTCGAAAGCTCGTAAATAAAATGGCGGAAACCCAAGGCGGATACGGTGCTTATCAAGAAATTCAAACAGCGATATATGAAGAAGTTGATCGTAGAGCTGGCTCCTCTCTCAAAACTAGATTAACCAATTTACGTAACCGTATGGCTGGCGAAGGTGTTCCAAAATCCAAGCGAGATAAGACAAATAAGTTAGATGTAATCGAAAGCGATAAAAGGTTAAAAGAAATTTATCTATCTGTAGTCAAGGATTTCGCTATTAAGTATGGAGTTTGGAAAGAAAAAAAAAATTCGATAGGAGGCAAGTCATGAATATTCTAAGCGAAGAGTTTTTGACTCGTTTGAGAATTGCAATTGTTGAAGTTGTAAAGGACGCACTTAGTCAACTTTCAAAAAAGAATTTGTCAGAAACACGATACTTGAAAAAAATCGAAGCTAGAAAATATGTGGGAGGTGTAAATGATCAAGGCTTTGAGAAGTTAGTAGCTCACGGGTTAAAAGAAATTCGTATAGATGGCTTTTTAAGGTATGACAAAAAAGACATCGATGAGCTGATGGCTAAATACAAAATCTAAAAGGAGGATGTACATGACAGAAATCACCATCACAGACGGACATATATTTCACACCGTCAAAACAAAGGAAGAGGCACAACGTATTATTGATCGATATTTTCCGGAAGGGGAGTCAACTATGCAAATAAGAAAACCAATCGTTGAGCGTTCGAGTAGCAAAATGCTACTGGCATCAATTGCCGAACACAAAAAGCCAGTATACAAAGTTCGTCAGTTACAAGCACTTTGCTATATCAGCTTAGTTCTAAACGTCATTTTATTGTCTGTTGTCTTTGCCGTTTTATAAAAAAAGGAGGTTAGAAAATTGTCGTACAACAAATGGACAAGAGAAGAGGAGCAACTTCTTATTCAAAATGTCAGATACGACCATCGCGGATTTGTTTGTAATTGTAATGAATTAGCTGAGTTACTTGGGATAGATAAAAAGCGTATTTGGTCCAAAATCCATCAAATGCGTAAAAAAGATTTGATCGATGAAGTTTATTGGGATGATCCAATCGAACCGCCTAACAAACGTTACAGTCAGCAAGAAGATAAAAAAATAATTTCTATGTATCAGTCAGGTTGTCCAGTAACAATAATAGCGCAGGAATTGAATAGAACTGAGAACGCGATTCGCTGTCGTCTTAATATCATGAAGAAAAATGGACAATTAGAAAGCAATCGAAAACGCAGGTACACAAAAAGAGAAGTTGAGTTATTAATATCAGAAATTAAATTCGATAAAAATGGTTACGTATTAAATATTGATTATTTAACTAGACTACTGCATAGACCAAAGCACGAGCTTTTCAGAAAAATTTGTCTATTAAGGAAACAAGGAGAAATAACTATAAAACCCGATCGTACAAAGGCTAGTCAGAACTGGTATGACGTAATGAAAAAACAAATTGATAATCATCACAAACTGATAGCTGCTCGATATAGCTATCAAAAAAAGACACGATCGCCGGCAAGCAAAATCGTGTCCTGAAAAATAATAATTACAAGGAGAGTTTATCACAATGAATGAAAAAATCCAAAATTTAATTAAAGAGTTAGCAGCTGAATGTGCAAATGATGATCTAGGAATGTCAGTTAGTGTAGTCGATGAAAAAGGGGAAGTCGTTCTTGGACAAGCTGGAAACGATAGCTTGGTTGCGTGGAGTGTTTACCGACAGTATGAGAAAACAAAACGTGATTTGCAGAATAATAATTGCAATTGTGAAACTCATGGTACTTTAAAACAATTGTTTGGTATTGAATATGAAGATCCAGAGTTTGAGGAATGGTATCAGGACTTTCTACGGTTTGCCGAAAAAATGGATCGCAAGAAAGGTGGTATCAAATTCTGATGATCTCAGTTAAAGGGCTAGGCGATGAAATATTCGAAGCAATGATGCACAAAGCACAACAAGATGTACAAAACAAAATCTTAACTGCAGCAAAGTATGGACAAACAAGTTGCACTGTTCGTTCAAAAGGTCTGACACCATCATTTCTAGCAGCATTAGAAAGTGAAGGTATTTCAAACATTCAATGTGAAGACGGTAGTGTCAAATTATTTTGGGATCTTTAGGAGGCCGTGATGAAAGACTTTGATTCTTTAGGCGCAAGACAGCAACCGCAAGAAGAAGCCAGAGCTGTCGGTGTTGATTGGCAAGGAAATTCTTTGTATCCAGGTGATACTTGCTATCTAACAGAAGAAGGCTATGTACCAGTAGACGCAATTCTAGAGTACGTCCAGCAACATTATCCAAAGATTGAATTAGGAGGAATTTAGGAATGGCAAATGATTTAACACAAACAACACAACGTTCATTAGATGAGCAGGTAATCAGTAATCTTGGACGGTTACAAGAACAAGGTTTAGAAATGCCACCAGGATATAGTCCACAAAATGCGTTAAAAAGTGCTTTTTTCGAACTCACTAACAATACAGGAGGAAACTTGTTGCAGATGGCTGCAAACAATCAAGAAATGAAAACCTCCATTTCTAATGCACTTTTAGACATGGTTATTCAAGGGTTATCTCCAGCAAAAAAACAATGCTATTTCATTAGATACGGAAACAAGGTTCAGCTAATGCGTTCATATTTTGGAACAATGGCGGTCCTTGATCGTGTAACTGGAGGGGCAGATATTACGCCTGTAGTCGTTCGACAAGGTGATGAGTTTGAAGTTGCAATGGATGGACCAAACATGGTTGTCAAAAAGCATGAAACAAAATTCGAGAATTTAGACAATGAAATCATTGCAGCCTATGTAGTCATCAAGTTAACAAATGGTAAAGAGACCACAACAGTCATGACGAAAAAGCAAATCGATCAAAGTTGGGCTAAGTCAAAAATGAAAGATCCTGGACCGCAAAAGGAATTTCCAGAAGAAATGGCTAAACGGACAGTAATCAATCGGGCAGCTAAAACATTGATCAACACAAGCAACGACAACGATTTATTAGTTCAAGCTGCAAAAGATACGTTAGAAAATGAATTTGACAATGATCGGAAAGATGTAACGCCACAAACAGAAAAAGTGGCTACTCTCGAACAAAAATTCTTTTCAAACAAAAAGATTACTGAACCAATACAAAAAGAACCAGATCCGATTGTGATTCCAGATGATATCCAAAATGAAGTAACTCGAGTTGCTGATGTACCTGCCCATCCAGAAATAGAGCAAGCACATTTGATCGAAAATGAGGATATCAATCCAATTCAAGAAGAATTGATAGATATTCCAGACTTTGGACGCGAGGAAGGTGTAGAAGATGTCTCAGAATTTGAAGACGACGAGTACCCTTTCTGATGAGAATTATTACTCCAATGAAGCTGACTGGCAGTACATGTCAACATCACAATATAAGTCCTTTTTAAAATGTGAAGCCGCAGCCTTAGCAAAGTTGAAAGGCGATTGGGCACCGACGTCGGATCCCAAAGCCTTACTCGTAGGAAACTACGTACATTCTTATTTTGAATCAAAAGAAGTACATGAAGCGTTCAAAGAAGAAAATAAATCCAAAATGTTTTCTAGTAGGAAGCCGTATGGATTGTTGAAAGATTTCCAAATTGCTGAACAAATGATTGAACGACTTAAGCAAGAAGAAGCATTCATGAACATTTATCAAGGTGAGAAAGAAACGATCGTGACTGGGGAACTATTTGGAACGACATGGAAAGGCAAGATTGATTGCTTGAATGTTGACGATGAGTATTTTGTTGACATCAAAACAACAAAAGACATGCACGAACGGAAATGGAACGAAAACTATGGATCAAGAGAAACGTTCATTGTCAATTTTGGTTACGTGCTTCAAATGGCAATCTATCAAGAGCTTCTTTTACAACAATACGGAAAGATGTTCATGCCAATCATCGCTGCGGTATCGAAGCAAACGCCTAGTGAGGCGAAGTTGATAACGATTGATCAAGATAAGATGAGCTACGAGCTAATCATGCTAAAAGAAAATATTGAAAGAATTGTCAGAGTGAAGAACGGTGAAGAGAAGCCGAACCATTGCGGTTTGTGCGAGTACTGTAGAGGTAATCTTCCAATTACTGGATTCACTAGTATGGACGATTTATAGAACGGTGGGTGAGTAGATGGCAGACAAAGGCTGGATAGCACTTCACCGAAATATCCGAGATCACTGGGTATATCAAGAAAAAAGAGTTTTCTCTAAATACGAAGCATGGCTAGATTTGCTGATGGATGCCAATCACCAGAATAATAAATTTTTATTTGACGGCCAACTAATCGAGGTAAATCGTGGGGAATTTATTACATCAGTAAGACAGCTATGTGAAAGATGGGGTTGGTCAAACACCAAAGTAAATCGGTTTTTAAAAATGTTGGAAGATGATCAAATGTTGATTCGAAAAAGCGACAGTAAAAAAACTGTTATAACCATTGTCAATTATGACTTTTATCAACGTCACGAATCTAAAGAAACGACACAGAAACGACAGCAAAACGACGCAGAAGCATCACAGAAACACACAAACAACAATGATAAAACAATGAATAACAATGATAACAATAATAATCCTCGCAACTCTCGAAAAACGCGAGAGTATGCAGACGATGATCCAAATAAAAAATTGGCCATTCTTTTATTAAAACTCATTCGAAAAAATCAAAACATCAAAGAACCAGATTTGAATAAATGGGCGAATACGATTCGTTTAACAATTGAATCTGACAAGCGAACTGGCAGAGAAGTTCAAGACATGATTGTTTGGGCCACAAGTAATGATTTCTGGTCAGGTGTGATTTTATCTCCAACGAGCCTGAGAAAACATTTTGATAAGATGGCTGTCCAAAAAAATAAAAGAAAGCAACAAAATATTTCTAATGATGAGTTACCAGAAACAGGTGAGGATTGGTAATGAATAAAAAACTAAGTGCAATGGCTGCACCTTACGGCGGATTAAAAACAGCAGATCATAATTGCCCGAAATGTGGTGATCCATTGTATATCTGGAAAACAAAAAATAAAGATGGTACTGATCGATGCGGTCCTACATGTATCAATAAGATTTGTGGTTATCGAGAAATGGTAACTAAAAATCAAAAAGAAGCTATCCAAAAAGCGAATGAAGCAATGAAAAAGGACGCTATCAATCGAATGCTTAACAGTTCAATGATTACAGATGATGCCATATGGACCTTCGATTTTGATGGATACAAAGTAGTTGAACAGGAAACAGCACAAATAAAAGCGATGGCTCAAGAATGGGCTAAAAAAATCGTAAGTGGCAGCACGATTCACGCGGTTATTACTGGTAGAACAGGAGCCGGAAAAACCCATCTAGGTGCTGCAGTGATCAAAGAAGTAATGATGGCATCTAATTATAAAATTGCCTGTTCATTTATAAGCTATCGAGAATTATTAGAGCAATTGAAATTTGCAATGAATGATCCAGAAGCAAGAAAAGCTGTGACAGGTTCGTTGATGGCTGAAATTAAAAAGACGGATTTTGTAGTGATTGATGATTTAGGTGCGGAGCTAGGAAGAATGGAAGAAAACAATCAGGCAACGCCTTATGATGTTGATGTTCTCACATCGCTCACAGAAGCTCGTCTAAACAAAGCTACGATATTCACAACCAATTTATCATCGAAGCAATTAAAACACGCATACGGCGAGCGAGTGTTCTCTCGTGTAATGAATGGGACAAAAGGAAACATAGCCGTATTCAAAACAACGACAGACAAAAGGAGGAATCCAGTTTGACCTTTGTAGTAAAGAAAATGTGTTATCTGAATGATCGTGGATATGGTGAAGCAAGTCTTGAATATGCGGATCACCACGAAACAAAAGAAGAAGCCCAGCTTGTTGCCAGCGTCTGTGGTGGCGAAGTAGTAGAGGTTATTAAACCAGAACGGCGTTTTTCAGGACCAAAAGCTATACCAGTAAGAGAAGAGACTTGCCGTCCGAAAAGTAACCAAGCATGGATGAGAGGTGCAAAATGACTTGTTTAAAATGCAACGATGAAACAGTTATTTGGTATAAGACATCGCTTGGATGGTCAACTTGTGAACCTTGTCCAATATGTAATGAAAATGGACGACGTTCGAAAGAGCGACTCGAAAGACTAAAGAAGGAGCATAGCAAATGGCAACCAGAAGCAAATACGGAAACAAAAAGCACGAAGTAGACGGCATCACATTTGATTCAAAGGCAGAGGCTCGTTATTACATGAAACTAAAACGAAACGGTATGAGCTTCATGCCATTATCTGAAACCTACTGTGCCATGCAAGAAAATGTTCTGCTGCAAGAAGGTTATCTATGCAATGATCGTAAGATTGCACCGATTTATTATAGAGCCGATTTTGTAATCTATGAAAATGGCCAAGTAAAAAAAGTGATCGATGTGAAAGGTTATCAAGACGCAATCTCTATGCTGAAAATGAAAATGTTTGCTCATCGATACGGCTTTCCAGTGACATTTGCTAAGTTCGATTCAAAAATCAATAAATTCATTGAAATGGATTGTTTTGAATCAGCAAGACAGCAGCGGAAAAGACAAATGGAACGAAGAAAAAAGAAATTAATGGAGGGAAAATAAAATGACAAAACAGGTGAATTTCAGACCAGAATTAAAGAAAGTAACATCAAAATCAAATGGGAACACAGAAGTATTACTAGTTGTTAGCAACGGATCATTGAGAGGTAGTACTGAAAATTTAACTGAATTTCTTGGCTCAACAGTGACTGTAGTAATCCAGCCAGAAACTATCGAATACACAGTGCCAGTAAATAAACAAACGAAAAAACCGAATGTCGAATACGTTGTAAATGCTGATGGCACAATCGACATGCTTAAAGAAGAGCAGACTTCACTTGATGTAGGTGATGGAGTAGAAGAAGTTGAAAATGTGAAAATCCTAGTATCAAAGGAAACGATTGATGAATTTATTAAAACAGCAACGACATTACAACTACCAGAAAATGTCACCGTAAATATTCGAGACGTTCTTATCCGTTTAGATGAAGGCGATAGTATGAGTGAAATTGCTGCAGATCATGAATTATCAGAGACTGCTTTAATTGATCAAATCGAACTAGCTAGACAATACTTTGCTCCATATGCAGATAGCTGGTCCAAACATAAGGAAGACATCATTTTTCCAGAGGAACAATGAGATCAACTGATCCAGTAATTATCCTTGAGGAAGCCAAATTTATTTGGACTCACGAAGAGATAGAGCAAGCACGCTTGCTCTTTTCTCAAGGAGTTAAGCCGAGCAAAGTAGCTGAAATAATGGATCAAAAGATTCTTGATGTCGGATTACTTTTGCTCCATTTAGCAGAAAAAAATCTAATTTGAGGTGGAAATGATGATTCAACTTGCAGGCATCCAAACAGGGAAAATTTATTTTTCCGGTGAAAGCAAAAGTGAAGCAAGTCAATGGTTGCTTAAAACATATACGAATAATAAGAAGCTAAGGAAAAAATATCCTGATGCGTTGCTAAAGGATGATCAGATTATGCCGGAACCAATGATTTTTACCAAATGGGATAAATAAAAAAAGAATATCGCGTAACGAATAATAGTTGCTCGGCTAAATAGTTAGAAATGTTAAAAAAAGCAAAAAAAGCCGACGTGTAAGGTCGGCTGGGAAACAATTATTGTCTATTTTCTAGCCTCATTAATCAGACCTTGAATTCTTTCGTGGCCATTTAATAAACCGCTTGCTGCTTCAAAGAAATCTACTAAACGCTTAAATTCTATATCACTCCATTGATGGCTGTGGTTGGTTCGTACATTATTTAAGAATTCTGTATTAAATTCAGTGAACTGATGTAATATGTTGTCAAATTCTTGACGACCACCAAGAAGTTCATCGTTAAGAGCAATAAAGGTGTAGGCATTTGTGAAGCTGGCGTGAGCCTGATTTAAATACGTTAAGGCGCACATTAAGTCTTTTTGCTTATCAAATTCTTTTTCATCATCTAGCTCGCTTTTAAATAAAAGTTTATGTGAATAGTTTGCGTTATCAAAACCATCAATTAATAAATTTGATAAAATCTGTTTTTTTTGTTCAAAATTTTCAATTTCCATTATTATCACCTCGATTTAATTTACAAGTAAAATACCTTGTGAAGATATTATATCAAATAAAAAAAGCTGATTTAGGGGGTCTTACAAAAATACTAAAATTTTTTCAAAGAGATGATTCAAAGCGAACAATAAAATTTGGTCATCTCTTGTTAAACAGTAAAAATCGAACGATATATATTCCAGAAAGGATGTTTGTATGGGAAAAACAAAATCGAAAATCAAGAAGAAAAAACGTCGTTTGGAACAAAAGGCAATCCAGAATGGAACGGCTAAGAAAAAATAAAAAAAGCCACCTCTTTCGAGATAGCAGCGCAATACTATTTTATCATATAAGGGGTGGCGTTTGTGAGATTTCAGTGGTTAAAAGATTATCAAGAACTTGATGAGCAGATTCTTTACTTAAAGTGGAATCTTAATAAAAGTAAGCTTGAATTGAATCGATGGGTCAATGGAGATTTAGCAGACGTCCGTATCGAAAAAAATTCTAGATCAGCTTCTTTAGAAGAAAACATCAAAAAGATAGAAAATGAATTGAGACTATTAAATGAACAAAAGGAAGAAATGCTATTACTAATAGATAGCTTTTCTGGTATTGATAATCAAATCATAAAGATGAAATATATTGACGGAATGAAGCTGGAAGACATCGCAGAGGAAATCGACTACGCTCCATCGTATGTTAGACAGCGACATGCAGAAATAAGAAAAACTCTGAATTTTATAGACGAGTATGAGCAAAGACGTGCTGATCGATGTAAAAAAGAAAGTGAAATCGAGTTCTACAATAGCGAGAAGTACAAAGAACAGCTGTCTTTATTCTAAAATTACAATGTTCACTAAATGTTCGAACATTGTAGCTATGTAAACATTGTTTGCAGCATGATATTCTATTAGTGTCAAAAAAATATGAAAGAGCCAAGATATCCCAACTGTTTTATTAATTGGTATCTGTGGCTCTTTTCTATTGCTTTGATTAGACAGCAATAATCAAAAATAAACTAAAAGGAAATGGAAAAGTTTCTTTTAAATTTTCGTGTTTATCTATTCTATCAATGGCTACTGTTTATTATTGTTTTACAATGAGCAAAATGAATTGTTTAAATGGTATAATTCATTTATGAAAAGGAGGCTATTCATAAATGATAAAAGAAAACCAAAAAATACGATATGCCATTTTAAAAGAAATTGAAAATGGAAATTACGAAAATCTTGATTTTGGTATATTGGGAATTTCAGAAGAACAATTTAATGACCAGTTAAATTTTTTGAAAAATGAAAGTTACATTGTTGGTGGAACTTACGGTAGCAATGTTTTATTACCTGCTACTTATAGATTTTTAAAACTGACTGAAAAAGGCGAAATTTTTTTAGCAGAGAACTCAACATTTTCTAAAACATATAAAATGGCAAAAGAAATTAGAGATTGGATAAAATAGGTGTGAGAAGTCTGATGTATATCAGGCTTCTCTTCTTTTATTTTGAAAGGAGTTTTATCTATGAATGATTTTCATGAGGCTGTACTTACTTTTGATGTTCCAGCGGGTATGGGGCAAGTTTATAAAAAAGCAATTGAAGATGATAACAGTAGGCATTGGATTAAAAACGAAATAAAAGATGGCGATGGAAATATTGTGATCAGCAATATCAAGCCAGTATGGAATGGTAATTATTGCAATGTTGATATTACTGATGGAGTACGAGGTCATTCGAAATTAACTATCACATTGCTTTCTAGAACATTGCCAAACTTACAAGAGCAGGTTGAATGGTATGAGCGAATGGGTGCAAAAGTAATCAGTACAAATTACAAAGGAGAGAATCAAAATGGCAATGATCAAAATTAGAACATCCATCACAGGAACGGAGTATTGGGATTCAGAAAAGAAAAAGACTGTTGTAGTTCCGAAAGGTCAAGAACCTAAATTTGATACAAGTGAACAGACTGATATGACTGTATTTGCCAAGGCAATCGTTGGTGATGGTGTCTTGTTCAAGAGTGGTGAAGAAATTCATTTATCAGGAGAAGAATTAGATAGCGATGGAAACACTGCTGCTGATTTTGATGGAGACGAAGCTACTAATGATCAGTCCACTGAAGATACGGATGAACTGGACAATATGACTGCAAAAGAATTGCGTGCATATGCTAAGAAACATGGTATTGATATTCCTGGTGCTATCCGTGCAAAAGGCGATATCATAAATCTTATTCGTGAAGCAGAATGAAATACTGTCAGTTTGACGGATGCACGAACAAAATAGCAAAGGGGATCTATTGTGCTGAACACAAGCGATCAAGCAAATCACGTAAGAAGAAGCAACAAGCAAAGTCTGTTTATCATCATGAGAACAAACCATTCTATCGAACACAGGCATGGAAGGATATGCGTCAATTTATTTATGAAAGAGAAGGTGGTCACTGTCAGCGATGCGGTCAGTTTATCTTTGGCAAGAGGGCACACGTACATCACATTGTACCCATCAAAGACAATGAACTGCTTAAGCTTGATCCAAACAATCTCATGCTTTTATGTTCAAAATGTCATCCAATTGTTGAAAACGAAACGGAAGACAAAAAGGTTTTCCCTTCGTATTTCAATTGAAGCCCCCCTATCCATTTTAAAAATTTTTTCGCGTGGGGAGATAGGGTAGCGGGGAGTCACGCGCATCGTTAGGTCAAATTTTTCAAAAAACAAAGGGGGGTGCATACAAAAATGACGACTAAAGCGCAACGTAAAGCAATTATTGATGAAAAAGTAAGTGCTGAAAAAGCTCGTATCTTAGAAATAATGAATTTGTCTGATTTGTACACCATCACTCTTGATCCATTAATCGAATCATACTTGGATATTTTTGAAATTTACCAACACAAATATTTATTGTGGAAGGAAAAAGGATTTCCGGAGACGCAAAAATTCACGAATAAATCAGGAGCTACTAATCAATCAAAACATCCATTGGCACAACAAGTAGAAACTTGGGCAGATAAGAAGATGAAAGCTCTAGATTTATTAGGATTAACAAACAAAGCAAAAACTGGTAGACAAATTACTGGAGGATCGACCGCAAGAAAAGATGAAGAAATTACACGTCCAGAAGTAAAGCCAGTAGATGAACTAGCAGCGCACAGAAATAAATGGCGTAAGAAGGCAGGTGCTGAAAAATGATTGAACCTGGTGTAAATTATGCTGATTTATTTGCAAAAGAAGTAAGAAAGAAACCTGGGAAATATCCTAAAACTGTTCGTTTGGCAGTGGATCGTTTGTATCGGTGGAAAAAACGTAAAGATATTTGGTTTGATGTAGATCGTGCGAATGAAATGATGGACTGGGTTGAGTCGTTTATTGTTCACACAAAAGGTGAGATGGTTGGAAAGCCATTCATTTTAGAACCTTGGGAAAAATTTATTTACTCGTGGATGTATGGATGGGTTAAAGAAAATGAAAAAGGGCAAATTGTCCGTGTTACTCGTGAAGCGTATGTCCAAATCCCTAAAAAGAACGGTAAAACATTGATCGCTGTCGGTTCATTAGGCTATGCAATGTATGGAGAAGGTGCTTTGTCAGTCGATTGTTATGCATGCGCTTCTGACTTTGCTCAAGCTCAATATGCTGCCAAACCTTTTGCAGCTACAATCTTAAATAATCCAATTCTACTTGAAGGAACTAAAATATTTAAAGGACCAAAGGGGACTGTTTCTAGTATTACTTATGATTATATTCATGAAGATATGGCTTATTCGAATAAATTTATTGTTCAAACGAAGAATATTGATAATATCGAGGGATCCAATCCATATTTTGTGTTGAATGATGAATTGCATAAGCAAGAGAAGATGGAACAGTATGACAATTTTAAGTCTGCCCAAATCTCTTTACCACAGCCATTGATGTTTAATATATCAACTGCTGGGAAAGGTTCGTCGTCTGTTGGGATGCGCGTATATCGCGAAGCAAAAGAAGTGCTGAAACGTGATGATAATGATTCGAACTTTGTTCTAATCTATGAGCCAAATAAAAACTATGATTGGACCGATAGAAAAGTCTGGGAAATGTGCAATCCTAACTGGGGAATATCAGTCGATCTTTCCGCTTTAGAGTCCGCATTTAAAACAGCACAACGGTCAGCCCATTCAAAAGCCGAGTTTCTAACGAAGCACTTGGATGTATTTGTAAACGGTGCGGATAATTTCTTTGAACAGGATCAAGTAGAGCCGTGTTTGGTTACTACCCAAGAGCTTGGAAATTTAAGTGGTGAACCTTGTTACATTGGTTTGGATTTATCACGCACACGAGATTTGACCTGTGTGTCTTTAAACTTCCCAACGTGGGATGAAGATGGAAAAGCGGTCCTTAAAGTGAAGCAGCTTTATTTTATTCCCAATGAAGATTTAGAGTTTCGAGAAAAAGAAGATAACGTGCCTTACAGCGATTTAGCTGAACAAGGTTTTGTTGAATTTTGCGATGGTAAAATGATTGATCAAGATCAAATCTTGCAGTACATCGAAGACTGCATGGATTTATACGATATACAACAAGTGAATTATGATCCAGCGATGAGCGACAAACTTGTTGAGAAATTGGAGAACTTAGGATTGGAATGCGTTGAGGTTGCCCAATATCCTAAAGTGTTGAACGCTCCTTTTGATGATGTCGAACGGTTGTTTTATGAGAAACGAATTCAATTTGATAATCCATTGTTCCTTTATTGCACCTTGAACGTTGTAGCAATCACTAACATCAACGGACAAAAAGCGCCAAGTAAACGTCAATCAAAGAAAAAGATTGATGGTTTCGTGGCGTTTTTGTGTGGTCATAAGGAAACGATGAATCAGATGACAGATATTGATTCGGATGAATTAGATGATTACCTTAGTTCCATCTATAGATAAATAGAAAGGCGGTGAGAAATATTGAAATTACGTGATCGGTTATCGAATGCAGTCTATTCCTTTATGGAAAAGCGTGGGTACATCGAGGATATGTTTGGCCACTATACGCGTTACGGTCAAAGATATGTAACAGATTCCTCTATCATGGAATCTTCTGATGTTTATGAATTGGTCCAGGATATCTCAAACCAGGTAGCGTTGTCCTCACCTGTTGTCATAGGTCCAGACGGTAATGAAGTGAAGGACCACCACTTGCTAAAAATTTTGAAGAATCCCAATGATTATTTGACCGGATTCGAATTTACCAAATTGGAAACAAATACCCTACTGATCAATGGTGAGACATTCCCATTAACAGATCGGGACCAGCTTCATTTGGCATACGGTGTAACCACTAAAATCAATGAACGACTTCAAGAAGAATTTGAAATGAATGGACAAAAAATACCTGGTCAAATGATTCGACATATTAAGAACATCGGAACTGATTCATTAAAAGGTGCTGGAATAATTGACCTTGCAAGAAACACTCTGGAAGGCGTTCTGAGCGCTGAAAAAGTTTTGACGGACAAATATACTAAAGGTGGTTTACTCGCGTTCATGCTTAAACTGGACGCCCACATCAATCCAAATAATAGCGCCCAAACGAAAATTGTCAAAGCTATATTGGATCAACTGGAAGGAACGCAAAATGACAGTGATCATTCTGTTAAGATGATTCCTCTGGGAAAAGGATATTCCATCGAGACGTTAAAAAGTCCTGTTGATGACGCGGCTATTTTGAACTATTTAGGTGTTTATAAAAAAGACTTAGGTAAATTTTTAGGAATCAATGTTGATACGTATCAATCGTTGATGACAACAGACATCGAAAAAGCGATGATGTATCTGCACAACAAAGCAATCAAACCAATATTGAAGAACAAGAGCGAACATTACACCGCTCTTTTTTTTATGCCTAATTCTGGCTATCGAGTGGAATGGAAAATTAACATTTTGGATTTTGTTCCTTACTCAACAAAAACAAATATTGGCTACAACATTGTTCGTACTGGGATTACAAGTCCAGATAATGTGGCAGAAATGCTTGGTTTTCCTAAACAGAACACTCCAGAAACACAAGCTATCTATATTTCAAATGACTTGTCTAGGATTGGCCAGAAAAATGCAACAGATGATTCCTTACCAACGAATGATCAAAACTTGAAAGGAGGTGATGGAAATGAAGAAGAAGGAAATTCGCACGATTGACATCACCAACCTTTCAACGCGTTCTGATGAAGAAACTCATACGAGGACCATTAGTGGATATGCTGCTGTATTCAATAGCCCAACACTATTATGGGACGATTTGAGTGAAGTCATTGCACCAGGCGCTTTTGCTAGAACGATTAGTAACTCCGATGTACGTTGCTTATTTAACCACGATTGGTCTAATGTACTAGGGCGAACCAAAAGCGGAACCCTTCGATTGTCAGAAGACGATCATGGTTTGAAATTCGAAGTCGATTTGCCAGACACAACGGTAGCAAGAGACTTGGTTAAATCTATGGAACGCGGAGACATTAATCAATGTAGTTTTGGATTTGTACCAACTGAAGAAACATGGGACTACAATTCAGAACCTATGCTTCGAACAATTAGCGAAGTGGAATTATATGAGGTTTCTATTGTTCCTTTGCCGGCTTATGAAGATACAGAGGCAGCATTAAGAAGTCGTGATGAATTAGAAAAAAACGTCGAAGAAAGAAAAAAATTAATCAAAAAAATTAATCAAGCGCTAGAAGCGTAGGAGGAAAAATACATGGATACAGAATTATTGAAAAAAATGAAGGCACGTCGTGAACAACGATTGACTGAATTACGTGAAAAAGTTGAATCAGGGGAATTACGCGAAGCTGATTTAGAAGCTATTACAAAAGAAATTGATGCCGTTGTTGATGAATTGAACGGAATCAAAAGTGAACTAAGTGAAGCCGATGGATCAGATGAAGGTTCAGATGCTGACGAAGGAACAGGTGGATCAGACGGCTCGACTGGAAGCGATGAAAATCGTTCAGGTGAAGGTGATGAAGGTGATGAAGGGGACGATGGGGATAACGATGATTCAGAAAATCGTTCTGGAATGATTACTCAACAGCAACGAGATGGGTTACTTGGATCAATTAAGAACGGATTGGAGGCACGTACAAAAATGACCAATAAACAAAAAGATCAACAACTACGAAAAGCATTTGCTAATTTTGTAGTTGGAAATATTTCTGAAGCAGAAGCTCGAGCTTTAGGGATTGAAGCTGGCAACGGTTCAGTTACTGTCCCAGAAGTAATTGCATCTGAAGTTATTACTTATGCTCAAGAAGAAAATTTACTTCGTAAATACGGAACAGTGGTGCGAACATCAGGAGATGTCAAATATCCAATTCTTGTGAAGAAAGCAGATGCGAATGTAAACAAGAAAGAGCGTTCAACTGATATTGCTGAAACAGCTATTCAGTTTGATGAAATTTTGCTTGATCCTGCCGAATTCGATGCTTTGGCAACAGTAACTAAAAAATTACTAAAAATGTCTGGTGTTCCAGTTGAAGATATTGTTGTGGAAGAATTGAAAAAAGCTTATGTGCGTAAAGAAATCAATTATATGTTCAATGGTGATGACACTGGAAATGAAAATCCTGGTGCATTAGCCAAAAAGGCTGTAGCATTTGAAAAACCTTTAGATCTAACTGCTGCAGGTGCTGGGCAAAAATTATATGATGCATTAATCGAATTTAAAAATACACCAGTGACAGAAGTGATGAAAAAGGGACGCTTTATTATTAATCGAGCTGCTTTGACTGCTATTGAAAAAATGAAAACAGATGATGGATTTCCTTTGTTGCGTCCATTTACACAAGCAGAAGGTGGAATAGGTTACCAATTAGTTGGCTATCCTGTGGATTGGACAGATGCAGCAGATAAAAAAGGCGAACCAGATACGCCAATCTTATATTTTGGTGATTTTTCTGCGTTCAAAATTCAAGAAGTTATTGGTGCCTTGGAAATTCAAAAACTTGTTGAAAAATTCTCTGGTAAAAATCAAATTGGATTCCAAATTTACAACTTGCTAGATGGTCAATTGGTTTATTCTCCATTTGAACCGGCAGTATATCGCTACGAAATTACAAAACCAGTTGGTGGTTAAGATGGAAGAGCAAACTAAAGAATTGTCTTTAGAGGAAAAATTCAAATCACATATTCATTTTGAAGAGGGCATGGATGATTCTTTGCTCTCTTTTTATTTGGACATGGCGAAGAATTATGTTGAAACAGCAACTGGCGGTCAACAAGAGTATTTGATTTTAATGGTGGCGGGAATTGCTTATGAATATCGTGTATCAGAAGACGAGTTAGATAAAGCTTTAAGTGCCATTACGCCATTTATCGTGCAAGGAGTGATCCAAAATGCCGAAGCGGCAGATGAATAATCTCAGATGGAAAGCTGAGTTGCTAGACATTAAAACAGGAACAGACGAAAACGATCGTCCGACTACGTTATATGAGTATAGACGTCCAATTTTCTATGAAGAACTTGGTGTGACTTCTCAAGAAAAATATTTGTCACAGCAAGCCAAGACAGACGTTGTCAGACGAATTAAGGTCAGATGGGATAAATCCATCACAGAGAAATTAAGTGCGCTCAAAATTGATTCTGTAACGTATAACATTACTCGCATTTATACGAATCCCGATGCAAGAGAAATGGAGTTGAGTTTAGCTTATGTCGATTAGCTTTGATGAATTGAAAACAGCGCTGAAATCAACAAAGTTACCAGTGTTCAGAGACAAAGCCAGATTAGGGACGATGTATCCATACATTGTGTACTCAAATGTGAGTAACAGCAAAAAAATGGCATCTGGTAAAGTCTATAAAAAATTACCTTATTACCAAGTCTCTTTTTTTACACTTGGAACAGAACAGGATTTAGTTGTTATTGAACAAGCGCTGCAAAATGCTGGCATTCCATATTCAGACTTTACAGGTATACAAGGTGATGAGAATGACGATACCGTGACCAACTATTACACATATGTGAGGTGTGTGGAAAATGCCAAGTAATAAGAATGGTTTTTCTGAAATATCGGATTATTTAGGAAACCTTTCAAAAGTTGATCCGAAAAAATTATCGTTGGAATCTTTAGAAGAAGCAGCTAACTTTTATCTAAAGCAGTTGCTTCCTAATATTCCTAAGTCGCTCTTAAAAAAGAAACATATGCGCGATCAAATAAAAGTAGTCGTTGAAAACGATCAAGTAAAAGTTCAATTCGATGGCACCGCTTTTTACTGGCGCTTTGCCGAAAATGGCACAACAAATCAACGTGCCCAACATTTTGCAAGTGGTACGTATGAACAAAACAAAGAAAAAATTGAAGAAATTATGACTAGAAAAATACTTGATTTATGGGAAGGGTGATTTTAATTGGGAAAACGAGATACTTTTTATTTTGAAGGATTGGACGACATTTTAATTGCGATGATGGCAACGCCAGATTCTGTTGGAACTGCACCGACTTATAGTGAAGTTGTACGATTGCCAATTGCCACAAAAATCGGTGTCAAAGGGAATGGAACAGCATTAGAAAAATGGGCATCCAGCAAAATGTTTCGTCGTGTGTCGCGAGAAACAAAACATGAACTTGCGTTGGATCACGTGGGTATTCCGATAGAAGTGATGGATGAAATCAAAGGATTAGTTGCTAAAAGCGGAGTAACGTTTAGCAAAAATACCGCACGAGAATTTCCGTACTTCGCCTTTGGATTTATTGGAAATATTGAAAATGGCGGTAAAAAAGCAGTTTGGTATCCTAATACACAACTATCCAATGTGATTGACGAAGAGTATGCCACTGCAGAGGAAGAAACAAAAATTGATGATGTAACTGCAAATCTGGTTTCCATCGGACTGAAATACAATAATGTGATGTATGCAAGTTTTGATTCGAACAGAGAAGAAGCTACGATGGATCTATTCGAAAAATTCATTAAGCAACCTGTTTATGACGAAGAACAGTGGGAAACATTGTCCAAAGCAACTACACCACAAACAGAAGGAACAGGTGGTGGTGAATAATGGCTCGATTATCTGATTACGGAATTCATGTTGAAGATTTAAAAAATTCTGCTGTTGTTGCGATTCAAGGAGCAGAGTTTCCTATCTCATTTACTATGCAAACGATGGAATTTATAGCAGATGTGTATGGTGGAGATTATTCGCAATTTGAATCTGATATGAACGCCATGCTATCTAAAAAAGAAGGACAAATTTCTTCTGCTAACTTATCGCCTAGTGACCTAAAAATCATGCGCGCCTTAATTTATGCCATGCTGCGTACTGGTGGTTTAGATGAAGATCCAGAAACTATTTTCAAATTTTTGGGAATGAGTGGAGAGGTGTTGTCTGCTTATAGTACCTGTATGGAAATTTTTGCTAGCCAGACATTTCAGGTGGAAGACCTAAAAAAATCCAAGAAGCCACAAGACTTTCAAAAAACACAAGCAAAAAGAAAGGTAAACAAAAAGAATCGGAAGAGATAGGAACTCCTTGGAGTTTTTATATTTACGTTGCTCTCACTCTATTGAATTGGAGTGAGAGTTTCTTTTTGAAGTCTACACCTAACTTGTGGCTCAAATCTTATTTACAGTGGTTACAACAAAACACCGATTTTGAACCACCTCAATCTGTAACTATGGATAAATCGCCTTGGTGGTAGAAAGGAGCGCTAAGATAAATGGCTGGTAAAGAATCTGATGTCGTTCTTAATTTTAAAACGAATGGCGAAGTCAGTTATTCGAAAACAATCAAAGAAATCAACAAAGAAATGAACTTAGCCGCTGCCGAGTACAAAAACCAAGTGTCTGCGATGGACAAGGATGCAACTCAAACAGAAAAATTGCGAGCGGCTAAACAAAAGTTAGAAAAACAATTAGGATTGGCTGAACAACGATCTCAAATGCTGAGAGAGGAATATGAAAAATCTGTCAAAGAAACCGGTGAATATTCTGCTGAATCAGAAAAACTTTATAAACAATTACTCAATTCTGAAACCGGAGAAAATAAACTTCGTACAGCATTAGAACAGACGAACGATGCACTTAAAGAACAAGGTGACGTTTCTGTTGATACAGCAAAAAAACTCCAGAAAATCGAAGAAACAGGTGAGAAAGTAAAAGGCGTTGGTGAAAAAATGTCTGTTGGAGTAACCGCGCCTATTGTAGCGGTAGGAGCAGCAGGACTTGCAGCATTTGGTGAAGTTGACGAAGCTCTCGATACTATCATCACTAAAACAGGAGCGACAGGCGAGCAAGCAGATAGGCTTTCTCAATCCTTCAAAAATGTTGGTTCAAATACTCATTTACCTTTACAAACGGTTGGGGAAGCTATTGGTGAGGTAAATACACAATTTGGATTCATGGATAAAAAACTGGAAGATTCAACCAATTATCTCCTACAGTACGCTGAAATCAATGATACAGATGTTTCGCAATCAGCAATATCTGCTCGACAAGCTCTTGATGCTTATGGACTAGAATATGATGACTTGAATTCTGTCCTTGATGTAACAACGAAAACATCGCAGAATACTGGTCAATCTGTAGACGACTTGATGCAAAAAGCAATTGATGGCGCACCTCAAATTAAACAATTAGGATTGAGCTTCGGAGAAGGAGTCACTTTGCTTGGACAATTTGAACAAAGCGGTGTTGACTCAAGTGCAGCTTTAAGTAGTTTATCTAAAGCAACAGTGGCTTATGCGAAAGACGGAAAATCTTTAAGTCAAGGACTAGAAGAACTACAAGACAAGGTAAAAAATGCAGGTTCTGAAACAGAAGCCATCAATGCAGCAGCAGAAGTATTCGGGACTAAAGGCGGTCCTAGAATGGCCGATGCAATTCGTAGAGGTACTTTGAACCTGGAAGATTTAGCAAAAACTGCTGGAGAAAGTGGGGGAGCTGTAGGAGACACATTCGATGCTACTCTCGACCCAATTGATCAAGCCGATCAAGCTATGAACAATGCAAAACTCGCAATGGCTGACGTAGGTGAAGCAGTCCAAGTAAGCCTTTTGCCTTTTTTTGAAAAAGCAACTTCCTTATTACAGGAATTCTCTAAATGGTGGGGGTCTCTAGATCAAGATACAAAGAATTGGATCATAACAATTGCTGGTATAGCGGCAGCAGTTGGACCAGTACTAATCGTTCTTGGTTCACTTATGGGATCTGTTACAAAAATCGTTGGGGGAGTTAAAAGTTTTATAGGAGTTTGGCAAGGACTTGCTGGTTTATTTGGAATGTCGGGAGGCTGGTTTGCATTAGCAGTTATAGCTATTGGCGCATTAGTTACTGGACTAATTTGGGCATATAATAACGTTAAATGGTTTCATGATGGAGTGAATTCTTTCTTCAAAGGTGTTTCAGATGTAGCTGTTGAAATATTTAATTTTTTAAGTGGTTATTTTGGTGGATTTTTCGATGGTGTTATAGCAAATTTCAATAATTTTTATAATGCTGGAAAACGAATTTTCAGTGGTTTTCTAGATTTTATCACTGGAGTATTTACAGGGAATTGGTCAAAAGCATGGCAAGGTCTAGTTGATATTTTTGGAGGTATTTTTGATGGTATTGTTGCTGTAGGGAAAGCTCCTATTAATGCCATGATTGGATTGATCAATGGATTTATTGGTGGATTGAATAATATAAAGATACCAAAATGGATACCCGGCATAGGTGGCAAGTCATTCTCTATATCAAAAATCCCTTATTTAGCACAAGGTGGTCATCTAATCAATGGGCAAGCAATTGTTGGTGAAGCTGGACCTGAGTTACTGACTGCCAAGAATGGTAAAACCACAGTTACTCCATTATCAGACGAAGAAAAACGCAAAGGGATCAGTGGAAGAGTTTCCGGAGGTAGCATTGAACAGCATATACACATTGGCAAAGTCGATGCAAACAATCCATCTGAGTTAGATCGTATGAATCGTAAATTTGCTAAAGCAAACAAACAGGCTATTCGTGATTTGGGAGGTGTTCCTATTTGAGTCGACAATTTATGAATCCAGATGAACCAAATTTTATTTGGAAAAATCGGAATGCAGTAATTGATATGAATTGCATCATTGAGGCAGAGCTTCCAGATATTATGCCGAACAAGCGATACGAAACTTACACGATTCAGGGCCGAAGCGGAGAATTGACGGAGACGTTTGATGACTATGAACCTTTTGATTTGGAAATAGAAGGGATCACTATTCCACATTCGAAACTGAGAGAAGTCAAACGATGGCTCACTGGTAAAAGCCAATTAATCACACATAATGATCCAGACAAGTATCTAGAGGCTATCTGCAGCATGGATAAAGAAGTCCCTTTCGAAAACGAGTGGGGCTTCTTTTATACATTCGATGTTACTTTTCGTTGTCAGCCACTCAAAAGAAAAATCGGTGAAGCGCCTAAAATTTTTCATTCTAGTGTTATGGATATTTTTGATCATGGTGACGAAATTGCACATCCCTATCTGGAAATAGAATCGAACGGAGGAGATATAACGATCGCTGTCGGTGATAAAAGCCTAACAATACTTAATACGTTAGCTGCAACAATCGTGGTTGATACTCAGCTTGGAAAAGCAATACAAGAAGGTTTGAATTTATTTACGCGTGGTGATTGGCCAGTATTGCAGCCTGAATGGAATCAGGTAAAAATATCCGGAAAATTTAAAGAAGTGCGGTTTTGGAATAGGAGTGTATATCTGTGACGCAAGAATTTATTTATGCTTACAAAAAAATGCCAGATGATTTGAGTGTTAACGGAGCGTCATTAGTTGATTGGGAAGATTTGCCAGAAATCAATCGTGTGCTGAATGGCCAATATCGTTTTTATGGTAACTATTCAAGAAGCGGACAGTATCGCTCTTATTTAAAAAAAGGAAATTTTATAAAAGCGAAGGTGCCGGATGGTTCGTGGCAATATTTTGAAATTTATAATGTCAAAAAGAATTTGACCTCCGTTTCTGTAACAGCTCGGCATATTGGTTTTATGGCCAATAAGAACTTTATTGTCAAGTCGTTTACGGATAACGGCAATGGGTCTCAGATCATGACCAATCTTAAAAACAGTTTGGCATTTGATCAAAAATTTAACTATCTTTCGAATGTAGGGACAACGCACCAATTTACAGCAAGACAAGTCGCGCCAGTTGAAGCAATCATTGGTTCAAACAACGGTAATCAAAATTTGACTGGCGTGACTAGCGCGGAACTTGATATGGATAACTATGATTTGAAACTGGTAAAACAGATTGGATCAGATAATGGTTTTCGGATTGATTTTGGCATCAATTTAGAAGCAATCGAAGAAGAAATTGATGAAGAATCAATTGTCAATAGTTTGTATTTGGTTGGCGGTGTTCCTGATAACGATTATGATGAAGACAAAGAACCTATCGAATATGGTTATTTAGAAATTGATGGAGTAACCAACGAGAATCGACGTATTGCCAAACGTGAAAACGGAGATTGTAAAACAGTTGATGAATTGATCAAATGGGGCAAAACCTTATTTGACAATGATCGTATCCATGAGCCAAAAGCTACTCATACAGTCAGTATGGTGGCATTGGAACACACACTCGAATACGGTGAGATGTATCAAGAGCTAGCGTCTTTGCACTTTGGTGATGTCGCTCATGTGAGGGCGAAAGAGCTAGATATCGAGATAAAAGAGCGTATGGTCGAATACACTTATTTCCCAACACTTGGAAAATATAAGGATATTATTTTAGGTAATGATTTATCGTTGTACACTTCAACAGTAAATACACAAGCACAAGAATTGAAAAAGAAAATTGACAATCGAACAGAAACATTAGTTCAAAATGTGTTGAACGCAACGGCATGGATCACAGGCAATTCCGGCGGACATGTCGTTTTTCGTCCAGAAAAAGCTCCATCAGAGATTCTTATCATGGATACTCCAAATGTAGCGAATGCGAAGCGTGTGTGGCGCTGGAATTTAAACGGTCTAGGATATTCAGATAATGGAGTAAATGGTCCCTTTGGTATTGCAATGACTTCTAAAGGAGAGATAGTTGCTGATTTTATTAAAGCAGGAATTCTTTCAGGTATTCTCGTGCAAGGGGTAGCTTTAAAGACATTGGATGATAAAGATTTCCAATTAGTGGCAGAAGGAGGACAACTTTCTTTTGAAAAAAAGGTCATTTCAACTGGGCTTGACGATGTTCACGGAGAATCGCTTGGATCCATCGTAGCAACTTATGGAGGTGGAAAAATAAATGGGTTTGCTGTATGGAAAGAACCAAACTATATTTTTTCCATTAACGCTGGGGACGGCGGCGATCGAGGGAATCCTGTTTTTCAAATTCCAGCAGACGTTACTGCTGATAAGCGCAAATATAATCTTTACGGTGATGGTAAATTTTCAGAAGGAAATATAACCATAGATGGCCGTCTAGATGTCAAAGAATTATATGTGAACGGCGTTAAAATCGATACAAACGGTGGTGACAATACTGGAGGAAACGACAACGGGTGGAATGGACAATATCCACCAGAAGTGACTACTGATCGGGATAAACGTTATTGGCAGATTTGGGCAATGGCTATAGGTGCAGGCTTTACTAAACAAGCTGCTGCAGCCTTACTTGGAAATGCTCAAGGAGAATCAGATGCTAATCCAACCGCCGATGAGGGTAATGGCGCACCTGGGTTTGGTTATGGTGTATGGCAATGGACCGATTCTTCTGGCGCAACTAGCGGACGTGTCTACATGATCAATTTAATGACAAAGGCTGGCATCAATGATGATCCAGACACGATCACGGCGCAGTTCAAATTGTTGATGTGGCATGCACCAAATGGTCAATGGATCGCAACTAGCGCTTATCCTTACACATGGACACAATTCATGAATCTGACCGATATCAACACAGCAGCACAAGCATTCGTGGCTAACTTTGAACGTCCACGTGATCCACATCCAGAACGGACGACATGGGCACAAGAATGGTATGACAAGTTCAAAGATTTAGAAATTCCTGCATCGAAAGGGTATATAAAACCAATTGCGGATCCAATCACAGTGACGAGCGAATTTGGCTGGCGCACTTCTCCAATTACAGGCGCGCAAGAATTTCATAACGGTATTGACCTTGTAAATGGAAATCCTAATACACCTATTTTTGCATCAGCAGACGGCGAAGTGATTGTTGCAGGTGATGCAAATTACTTTGACTGGTATGGAAATTGGACAGTGATCAAACACGCTGATGGAATGTATACAGGCTATGCACATCAAAGCCGTGTGGATGTTGCAAAAGGTCAAAAAGTAACTGCTGGTCAGCAAATTGGGCTGATGGGGACAACAGGACCATCAACTGGAGAACATCTTCATTTCCAATTTATGGATGAATTTTATCCATCTTCTTCTGGTCATTTCCATAATGCAAGAGACTACATCGATTTCTAAAGGAGGGATAGTCGTGGCAGAAACGCAGCATAAAATGGTCCTATCCACCACCGAACCAAATAACGGAATAAATTTGGTTCGAATTCGGCAAGGGGATGTTTTAACCCAAAAGTTCGTTGTTGAAGTGGTGGAACATGGCAAACTAAAAACATTCGATGGCCTAGTGCCATTTTTTATTAATACAACAAAATTTGGCGAAAACCAACCTGTTGAACAAAAAGTACAGGAATACAGTCCAGCACAGGCAAGGCTTGTTTACACGTTGAGCGAGCCTGACTGGCAATGGGGTGGTGAAAACACCGCACATTTCAGTTTCCGATCACTTAAAGGTGATGGAACTTGGAGTGAACAATTTAGCACACAGGATTTTACCTATCGAGTCATTTCTGGAATATCTAGAAGCCAGTTACGTGACTCTGGATATGTGTGGACCTTTGAGGATTTGCTAAGAAAATTCAAAGATTACATGGATCAGGGCAAAAATGACTGGGAGCAGTGGTTAGAAGATAATCGTGAAATACTGGAAAATATCGATCCAGGTGGTACGATCATTAACATTCTGAATGAAGCTAAAGGCGACTACGAATCATTAGCTGATCGTATAAACCAAAAATACCAAGTGCCAGTCGGCAGCTCACAGATTAGAGAAACAACACGCTTTTTTGATTACGACACGATGAAATACGTTGACCTAGTGCCGCGCAATTTGAATACGGTTGTCAACAGTGTTAATAACAGCAAATTTAACTTTTCTTTCATTACAGACATTCACGTAGATAATCACAACTTGCGTATAGATGGCGTCGGTTACAAAGATGCTTATTATTTAAGACATTGGCGCGCAATCCCTCAATTTCAAAAATTAGGGAACAAAACAGATGTGATGATTTACGGCGGAGACAATATCGACGGCGGACTTGGCTCGCTCGGTAATGATATAGGCATTATCGACGAATGGAGCGCGCGACATTCTATGTTAAGTACGCTCAAACGCTTTACTAATGCAGCAGTAGCAGGGCAAGAGAAACCGGTTATTATCTGTAAAGGAAACCACGACGCTTGTTTTGATCCTGCGTGGCGCAAACGAAAAGGAATGTTATGCAACGCTGACTTTGAAGAGTATTGGAACGACCTATATGGAGGCGCGTTATTCCCAAATAAAAATGTAGCGATTTACCGTTTTGATACTTGTGATTATTATGAAGGCGGCATAGGCGACAAGTACGCGGACGGTTACAGCGATGAAACACAGGGAGCTTTCAGCGCTAAACAAATCAACACCTTCGGGGAATGGTTGGTAAACGTTCCGAGAAACTATCACGTGGTATTAGTAGGGCATACACCTTTACGTTTAGCTAGTGCTAATGTTCGCAATATCAACATGATTAGCGCGTTGGTAGAAGGTTTTAAATCTGGAAGTCCAGTAACTATTAACTGGGGCGACTTAGGGCAACCAAATGACGACTTATTCAGTGGAACGAAAACTTTCGCAATGAACACGAAAGGCGCCGGCGTTGTGGTAGGTTATTTCTGCGGACATTGGCATCAACAACTAGAAGACACGTTCGGAACAGTAAAAATGATTTTATGTGACGTTGGTTTTTCTCAAACAGCTAGCCAAGTAGACACGCCGGACGAATTAGCGTTTTACAAAATAGAAGTTGACACAGCAACGAGAAAAGTGACAAGTAAAGGCGTAGGACGCGCGAAAGACTTCACTTATAACTATTAAGGCGGTGAACAATTAAATGTTAGATTTTCAAAGCAAACCAAATATTTTTGAAGAAATGAGTTATGAAGAGGCTGTGAAATGGTTATTGCGTCAAGCGGCTATCCATTACGACGGCTCGGATCACGACGCGCACGTCCTAGCTACTGAAAGCAACGCGGGCTTTGCTACACCAGAAACAGTTATGCAAGCGCGTGGGCGTTGGTTACGCGATTATAAGTTGCCACAAAAATATCCAAACATTTTAGACATTCCGCCCGGCAAATACGCGACTAAAGCCGGCTGGGGAGCGAACAACCCCGGCGGAATCGAAGATGATAGTTTTGTTGAAATGATGGTATTCGCGGATCACGATTTGAGGAAATTAATCGTTGCTTTTGCTCGTTATAGCGGCGAAATTTACATCAAAATGACACATAACAGCGACCCGGTAGAAGGTTATAATTCACTAGGTTGGCGGCGTGTTTACACTACTTCTGTTCTTTTTGAGGGAGAATTAAGAAAAGGGCAATCGGTCAATCTACCAGACGACACCTTCCGTTACCAAACGCTTCGTATCCACTACACAGACGGGGACGGCGACTTTATAGAAGAGATAAAACGTCAAAGATACGCGCGGATTACAAAAGCTAATTTATGGAACGAGAGTGCAGGAATGACGTTGATCGAGTTTGAACTGACAATCGAAGCGCGAAAGATAACGATGTCAAACGGCAGAGCTTTAGATATTTCATCCGGCAATGTTTCCAATCCCGCAATGAGCAACGACGTGAAAATAACTAAGATTGAAGGTGTGAAATAATGGCGCATGTCATCAAAAAAGGCTCTATCAAAGTACCTACACAGCCGAAAGACTACGATTTGCAAGCAACGGGGCTTGTATTTAAATCATACGATAATCAAATAGCGTTAGAGTTCAACGTCGAACAACAGAACGGCACACCGGCGGACTTGCTAGGAGCTAACTTGCGCTTGTTGATGTTTATCTATGATGAAGTAGATGGAATGATCACGAAAGAGCCAATCCCTTTTATCACGAAAAACCTCATCACTAAAAGCTTCTTGAATGGACAGGTCGTATATATCTTGCCAGAAGCGATGAAAGCTTATAACGGTATGGTGGAAGCTTATGTTTACATCGAGTATCCAGACGGATCAACAAGTGATAACTTAGGCTTCACCTTCCGTATGAAGCGTTCAGCAATCGACGGACTAGCGCAAGATAAAGCAGACTACTTTATTGCAGACTTTCAACAATTACTTGATGGAGTCAAACAAGAAGCAACAGATGCAGTAAATGAGGCACTAGCAAAAGTTGAAGCTGTTTCTAAAAATGTTAGTTCAGCGCAAAATGATCTAACTATACTTGAAGACCGTATTGATCAAACGAATCAGCAAATCGGCGACCTCGGCAAGCTGAAAAAGATGTACAGTAACAGCATCGACTTCGGGGGCTATGATTATTCGGGGAACCCTAATATTGCGCCTAATGTAGGTTTTAATGATTTTTACAACAATGGCTCTCAAACTGGTTACACCGCAAAAGATGGAGTAGACCACATTGCAGTTACAAGAACTGCAGATGCGCCTCCGGCTGGAAAACTATTAAACCTCCGCACATTGTTACCAAACAAAACTTATTCTCTCAGCGTTGATATATGGGCGGATATAGACGTGCCATCTGGCGCGATACAATGTGAATTTCGATTAAGAGAGGGAACAGAAGTAAGGTCTGTTTGGGCGCTTATAAACAAACCTGTGGGTACCAATAGAACGACCTATAGCGTTACGTTTACTACAGCTGCTAATTTTGTGACTACAGAAGAGTCTAGAATATCTTTGTGGTTTAATAATTCAGCTGGTGCATGTACATGCTATTTAGGCTATAACATCAAAATCGAAGAAGGCTCAACAGCCACCCCGTACCAGCCTAACTTACTTGATGCGCCGTATTATTTGAGTAAGGTGGCTTTGGGTAAGAATATTGCAAACAAAGATGTGCAGTTTCCTATTACTACAACTGAATACTCTGTTTATTCAAAAGCCAATGTAGAAGACTACAAAGTTAACCAGAAATATGTAGTCACTATGAAAGCAACTAAACCAGCTACTCAGAGTTTTGTAGCTTACTTAGATTTGCAAGGTACAATTAAAGCTGGGAACTTAACGCCCGTTGAAGGTATGACAGACGTATGGCAACTAGTATTTACAGTAACGCAAGCTAACATAGACGTAGGTGCAGTAAGAGCATTGAATATATATCAATACCCTAGTGCAACTAAAGGCGCTGTTCAAATTGACTGGCTTAAGATTGAAAAAGGCGACACACGAACCCCGAATATTGAGCAATATAAATACTTTGGTGAAGGATTGAAAGACAGTAACAATCCGAACGACTACAGCTGGGACATCACACCTGAATATACTGAAAAAGGATTGAATGATTCGGTGAGCTTAACCGAACCACAATCTGTAGATGGAACTAAGAACTTTTTAGAAACCCCTCTAGTTAATGGAAAAAATGTACTGGTAGAAGAAAAGCCGTTGCCTTATGAAGCGTGGCATTCAACAGGAACTGAACAAACTGGTATTCCTAATAAAGCTCGGTTGATTATTGGACCAGTAGCAACCACCATTGGAGCAAAATTGAATCGATCCATGAAAGAGAATCCGTTGACTTGGAATTCTGGAAATTGGCAAGCCACAGCTAATCGAGACTGTACTTTGTTGGTAGAAGGGCTAGTTAGATATCAGTTTGGCGGATCAACAGCTGGCCAGTATGGTTATATTACTTTTTATAAAGACGATGCCCAAACTAGTTCTATTGGTTTCGCAGGTGGTGTTGGTATAAATGAAACTGCATTGCAATGGAAGCATGGGCTTCACTTTAGTAGAATTTTCGCGTTAAAAAAAGGAGAGTACTTCAATATCACATTTGAAACTCAGGATGGTAAGAAGTTAGATTTTTCTCAAATAAACACGCTACACATTATGGAAATAGAATCTTAGATTAAAGGAGTGAAATAAATGAAAAACATTTGGAAATATGGACGTACTGGCGGAGAATATGCAGGAAAAGTATTGGACGACATGCTTGTATCCGTTCCTTACACGGATCAGCCGCCGCTTGAAGGGCTTCGTGCTGATGGCGAACCGCTAACGATCGCTGATCAGATGTTTGATCCTAAATTGAATCAATGGATTATTTTAGCGAACGCACTAGATCACAACGATTTAAACAATCTCAAAGCGATGTACGAGGCTCTGGAACATGAAAACGATAACCTAAAGCAGCTCAATGCCAAAATCATGCTAAACGATGTAGCGATTAAACAGGAAAATGCTGCATTGAAAGAAAAAGCGGATAGTTTAGCACAAATCAATTCAAAAATGATGCTTGCTTCGTTACAAAATAGCAAAGACATTTCAGAAATTAAAGAGCAACTAAATCCAGCTTCAAAGGGAGGTGAGTAGTATGTTTAGTTTTAGCGATGTGAAAATGATGTATGATTGGGGCTGTTTTACTGACGATCAAGTTCGACTATTCGTTCCACTATGCATTACAGACGAAGAAGCACAAAAAATTATTAATAAAACTAAAGTGTTGTGATAACAACATAGTTAATATAAATAAACTTTTTCTTTATACGCATCGTATTTTAGACGTGTTGTGCTATATTACTATCGAAGAAGAAAGGAGGGGATAAAAGTGTTAGCATTCAAACCAAGTTGGTTATTAGAAACAGAAGAAAATTCAAAAATTACAAGAATTTATCTTGTAACAAAATTTAATGGTAATAAGGTTTCAAAACGAGCAATTGTAAACATCCACAAGTGAGTTAGTCACTATAGCGTACTCGAACGAGTGCGCTTTTTGTATGGCTAAAAATAGAAAGTGAAGGGTGGAAACATGGTGATCATTGATAATTTAGTTTTGTTATCAGAGTTTAAAAATCTAGTAAGCAACGTTTATATTCAAATTTTTGTTTGGATTGTCATTGCGGATATCATTACAGGAGTTTGTAAGGGACTTGCTGGAAAAGAAACAAATAGTACTAAAGGACTAATGGGGGTAGTAAAACATTTGCTGGTCGTGGCGCTTGTACTGATTGCTTACCCCTATCTTAAAATCATGAACTTTGAAGGAGTCGCAACAGCTTTTGTGCTTTCGTACATTGCTGTTTATGGAATCTCGGTGATTGAGAATTTAGGTCAGCTAGGGATCCCGATTCCAGATTTTGTGAAAGATCGATTCAGCAAGCTAAAAGATTCAACTGAAAAACAAGGGAAAAACAAAAAAGAAGGAGGACAATAAAAATGAGTAAAGAGTCAATGATTAAATGGATGCAGGATCGACTAGGTAAAGTGACGTATTCAATGACCCATCGAATGGGTCCCAATTCTTACGATTGCAGTTCTGCAGTTTTTTTCTCAATGATTGCTGGAGGCTTCTTACCTTCTGGATCAATGGGAAATACTGAAACGCTGTTCGGTATGGTTGGAACTAAACTGAAAAAAATAAGTCGATCAGAAGTACAACGAGGAGATATCTTTATTTCAGGTACTCCTGGAGGGTCAAATGGATCAGCTGGTCATACAGGTATTTTTCTAAGTAACGGCTCATTTATCCATTGCTCTTATACGCATAACGGGATCGCAGTAGATACTAATGATGCATACATGAGTACAAAACTGCAACATAATTTCTACCGTATTATCGATGGAGGAACTACTAATACAGATAATAAACCACAGATGATCCAATTAGCCCTTGATGGTCAATTTGGAAATGCAACTGCTAGACGTCTGCAAGAATACTTTGATACTGCTGGTAAAGACGGTGTGATCAGTCATCAGTTCAAACAAACATTTAACCAAAATATTTACTCTGCTCAATTTGACAATACGTTGACTGGGTCGAATGTCATCAAAGCTTTACAAGGCTTCTTAGGTATTGCTCAAGACGGATTGTGTGGTCAAGGAACAATCAAAGCATTACAAAGACATTTAGGCACCACACAAGACGGTGTAATCAGTCCTGTATCTAATGCAGTGAAAGAATTACAGCGTCGATTAAATGCGAATAAACTATAAAAAATGACTCCCCTTTTGACTCCCCCTGGCAGTATATGGATGTCTCTAAAAGTTGTTTTTTTAGATAATAAAAAGCTGATAATAAGCGAAAAACACTTAAAATCAGCTTTAAACCCTATTCTCGAAATCCGGCGAACCGGCTAATACCGGCGCGCAGGTTCAAATCCTGTACCTTCCTTATATATCAACGATTAGACACGATTTCGATCGTGTCTTTTTTGTTGTATGTTTAGCCCAAAATATTTTT